TGTATTATCAAATCTTCCTATAGTATAATCTGTATTAGCAAATATATTACCTAGTGTACCAACTGTTATTCCAGAACCTAAATCAGAACCATCAAAATAACATTTATACGTAGTGTTAGAACTATCCCATACAATAATTAAATTATGCCAAACTCCACCAGTGATAGAAGCTAAATCAGAACTATCCCAATACTGTATATGACTATTACTATCATAAGACACTGCTATTATTTCATTAGTAGCTCCACCTGTAAAAGAACCAAACCTAATACCATGACCTGACCCATATCTTGAAAATATAGAATCTCCATTAGCTGTTGTTGTTATTGTATTAGGTACTTTAAACCACATACTAATACTTTTATATTCTGGTATTGTAGGAGTTAAAAGATAATCGTTAGAATTATCAAAAAAATAACCATTATTAATTACTCCAGTTGTGCTTATAGCACTATATGCTGTTAAATTATAACCATTTCCTGACAAATCTGTTAAGTCTTCCATAGCCCAATAAGCTACGCAATTACTTGAGTTTGGGGCTGTTCCTACCATTCTTAAGCCACCGTAATTGTTACTACTAAATCAGCACCTGCAATAGTACTTCCTACTTGAGTTATATAAACCCATAATACATCGTCAGAAGCTAAAGTATCTCTTGCAGAATCTATTGTAGTCCCAGCTGTACCAACTGTACTTCCTGAGATATTACAACCACTTTGATAAACACCATTAGTTGCACTTTCTGCAGTACCTACTTCTACTTCTACATCACTTGTAAAAATACTGTCAGTTGTAGCAGTACCGTTTTTTCTAACATCAACTTTTAAAGCTGAACCTGTTGGTAAACTTAACATACTTAATCTAACTTCTTTAATATCTAAAGCATTAAGTTCGTCAGGTATAATAATAGGAATAAGTCTTCCACTTGCTATTGCACCAGTATAAGTTCTTTCGAATGTTGCTGCTGCTCCACCAGAACCTCCACCTGCTGCTGCCCATGAAGCATCTGTACCATCGCTTGTTAAAACATAAGTACTTGCACCAATAGGAAGTCTTGTTGTTACATTAGAAGCGTTTTTAAATATTAAGTCTCCTCTAGTAGTCATTGGATCACTGAACCCACTACTTGAAGCTGCCCATTTCCAACCACCAGTAACTGCACTATCTGCTGTTAAAACATGGTCGTTAGTTGGAGCATTACTTATTTTCATGTTTGCTTCATCAATAATATTATTAGTAATAGTCAAAGCTGTACTTCCTGTTACTTCTCCAGTATGACTATCATGTGATATACTTGGTGTTGTTCCTCCTGTTGAAGATAAACCTGTTCCACCACTAACACTTGTTACAGTTCCAACATTAGTTGTGTAACCATAAGCTGTTATACTAGAAGCTAGTTCTGCTTCGTCAAAAGTTAAAACATTAATAGTATCTGAAAACCATTTAGTTTGTAAACTAGTCATAGTAATCCAAGCTGTACTATTTGCAGCAAGAGTTGCATTAGCAGCAGTTCCTGTAGTATCTTGATTTAATGGAAAATCTGTTGTATAAACACCGTTAGTAACTGTTCCTGCGTTACCAGTAATAGTTGTTTGAACTATATTAGGAGCTGAGTTTGTAACTATTGGATTGATAGGGTCAGTTGAATTAACAGCTATACCTGTTCCAGCTACAACACTGTCAACTTGTCCACCTACTAAATCTGCATAATTTGGAATGTTAAGAGTTGCCCCTATTAATGTAGATACTCCACTTGTTCCAGTTGTTGTTAAAGTTAGTTTATCTTGTTTACTCAATGCTAGCCCTGAATATTGTGTATTAGTTGCATTATTATCTGAGTTATCTGTTCCAGCCACATCTACATTTAATGTACTTCTTGCAGCTGTATTAGTTGTATCATCTACTAAGGTTCTACCAAAAGTACTTATCGTTGTACTTGCAGGTAATACTAATGTTTTAATATTTGGGTCAACTTCTGAATCCATTAAAGCTCCAGCAGCTGTTACATTTGCAACATCTGTTACATCTGCACTTTCTTCAATCGTACCTAATTTAGTACTTGATGTTGAATCAAAAGAAATCTTATCAGTATTAGTTGTAATAGCAGATTTATTTATTAAACTATCTTTAATTAATTTTCCTGTAGTATTATCGAAAATAGCTATATTTTCATTAACTGCACTAGCAGGTCCAACAACATCACCACTACTTGTTCCAGTCCAATAATCTAAACTATTCCATGCTGTAGTTCCATCACCAATTTTAAGTTTTTCTGTGTCAGTTTCGTAACCGAATTCACCTAATAATAAAGTTGGATTGTTAGAAGTCCAATTTGAAGCTGTATCGCTCATTGTTTTGTAAGAATATTGTGTCATTATAGTTTCCTCATTATATTGTATTGTTATATTTAGTAGAATAATAACCATCAAGAACTGTGTTACCAATAGATGAACTATCGCCACCATCAATTACTGTTTTACTTGTTGAACTACTATTTCCACCATTAAGTATTTCTAAACCTGTTTCACTACTACCAGTGTTTATACAAGTACCAACATCAATACTTATAATTGGTTGAGAAACAACAACGTTAATATCGCAACTCATTGTTAATCACCTAAGTATTATATATTAGTACGCCTTTGAAGTTATCTCCAGTATTTACTACATCAATATGTATGATTGTGTTACTTGTAGAATCTATTGTTTCCAACTTTGTTTCTAATAATGCTGTTACGTTCTCAAAAGAACTTAATGAAGTTGTGTACGTTGTTACCGAATAATTAGCCATTTTTGTTTTACCTCTAGAGTATTACAATAAAGTAATATTATGATAGTCAATTTTAATCTTTTTAAAAGTATTTAATTATAACGTTAAAAGAAAAAATAAAAAAAATATTAATTACGTTTAAATTCAGGTATTAAACCTTCAATTTCTTTCTTTTGTTTAGCAAACAATTCTAACTCATCTTCAATTCTATTCTTATCAGTACTTAATTTATCAAACTTTTGATTCAATAACACTTTAATAACAACAGCTTTGATTGATTCTTCTTGTTCAGTATAAATAGGTTCAGTTTTCAAATCCTTTTTAATAGTAGACATTTGTTCTTTGTGCATCCTAATTTGTGTTACAATAGCGTCATAATTGTTTTTCATTTCAGTTTTGTTATACGTTTTCTTTTGATACAACTTTGCGTCTTTGTTATCAATTTCTAACACATAATTATTACCTTGTTTTACTAATTTTCTTGTTTCGTCATTCATTTTATATTTACCTCGTATGTTTTAATTTTTCCTCGTTCAATAAGGAACAATATTTCTCTTTGTATACTATCTTTGTTTTGCAACTGTTTTATGTCTTGTAATCGTATCACTCTTTCCACGTTATACTCCTCCTCGTATTATACGAAATCGTTGAATGTAACAACATGCTTTGCATTTAAGCTTTAACACATCGCCATTAAAATATACTTTGTATGAACCATAAGTATGACTATTATGGGTTTTTGAATTACCACATTTAGGACAACTTAACAACTCATACCTTTTATCTTCGTCTAACATTAAACACCTCTGTTTAAATCCATACCATTTCACCACCTGAATCATCGTTGCTCATTCTTTCCATGCACATCGCTAACCCTATTGGTAAATCGGCATGAACACCTATTTCTACTAACTTTCCGTTGTCTAATGCGAACGTTAATAATTCGTTGACTAACTCGTCTGTGATACGTTTGTCTGATTCAGTTTTGTACGGTATTCTAAACTGTTCGTTTTCGAATATTGCACTCAACCTTAATATCATGTTTTTTTTACTTACGCTATGACGTTTATCTTGGAACTCTGCTGATGGTTTAACTTTTGCTGCTGTATCACTATTACCAGTCCATATTAAATAATAATCGAAATCCCATTTATATAAATCTTTAGTCATAGCTTTAATGCTGTTCTCTTCCATGACTGTTTCATCCAAATTAAATGATTGATGCCGTTTACTAATTCTATTAAATTGGTCAGTTATTGATAATCCTTTGAACGCTGTTATATCAAATACAACAAACTTATCTTTATGTCTACCTACACACACGTAAGCAGAACTATCATTAATAATACGGTCTCCGAAAGCAAAATCGCAACCTTGCTTCTTTTCATCATAACTCATTAATTTAGCTTCTTTGTATGTAAGTTCAGTATCTAAACATTTCTTAATCCATTTAAGTTTTATTACTGAAGCAATATTTTCTGTTGGATTGTTTAAATATTCACTTGAAAAAGCAACAGAACCTATATCTTTACGCATTAAATTAAGTCGTGCTATTGACCAATAATCAGCCCATAATAAACTTTTAGGATTAATAGTACCATCTTCGTTTAATGTACATGCTTTATATATTATACCATTATAACGTTTTATTCTAGTCATTAATAAACAATCATTATTAATAATAGTACCAATCATTTTAAATTGACCATCTTCACTTAATGATGGTATGACTTGCTTAGTTAACTTATCTCTATCTCTAGCTCTTAATTCAGGATTGATTGCTCGTTCATCGTCATCTATATCATCACCAATGATTAAATCTGGACGTTGATTAATATATTTGAAACCTCTTATGTTTTTGTTAAAAGAAACAGCTTGAATTCTAACTCCACCCACATCAATCAAATCTTGTCTATCTTTTTTGGTTAATTCATCTTTTAATGATCTAGGGCTTAAATCTCCGTACACATATCTTAACCGTTCGTTAGTTTTAAACGCTATACTAATTGGTTCAATAAATTGTGTTGTTTTCTCATGATTTTGACTCATATAAACAATATACTTTTTATAATGGTTTACAATACACCATGATAAGAAGAAAACTCCAACTAACGTTGATTTAGCAAACCCTCTTGGTGCTGCTATTGCTCCGTTACCTTTTGCGAATAAGAATTTATATATTTGTTTATGAAACGCTGGGCTAGTGTTAGTACATGCGTCAGGAAAGAAATAGTATGCAAACAATCCAATGTTATGTTTATCACTGAATATTTCTTTTAATGTTTGCCTTCTATTTTGTTTATTTGTATTCAATAATACTTCGCCTAATTGTTTGTATGTTATCTTCATAATGGTTTCATTTATAAACTTTCTACCCTTATTTATATATATACTTTTTTGTTATTGTATATGCATATCTTATTTGTATCTTATGTTAATATATTATAAAAATAGCAAAGACAGGACCACTGTTCTACTATTAAACTATATCAGCATTGTTTATGTTAATTGTAACAATAAATCTTGGTTTTTAATACCTTTTGCTGTCAATGTTATTATTTTACGTCTATCTACACGTTCAACTGTAACATATCCTATGTCTACTAATTTTTTAATATGTGGTCCAATCACGCATTGATAACGTTGAGTTTTTTTACATACTTTACGCATCCAATCTCCAGATTGTATATGTTTGAACGTATGTTGTACTGGTGATAATATCATTTTTATACATCCATAACTTTATTCATACGTTTTATTTGTTTTTCATAATGATAAACTAACGCACGTTGATGACTCAAATCATCTAATAACGTATTAATTTTAATTTGTAATTCAGGTTTAGTATATTTAGTTACGTTTATAATCATTTTTTGCTCTTACTATTCTTTTTTGGTTTACCTAATATTTTGTTCAAATGGTCATTTATATCGAACAGTTTTTCGTTAGGTTTATCCATATCCATATTAACGTTTAATATACGTTGAGGTAACATTTTTTGTAATTGGTCAATAACTTTATCACGTCTTTCTGGATCAATATGATCTTTCAAATTCTCGTTAATAAGTTCTATTATAACATCAACGAACCTATTATCTCTCATCATTGTCAATAAATATCGTTGTCTTTGAGTTAAATTTTTATTACCTAACATTCCATTATATCTACATGCAATAGTTTTTCTAACGCTTTTAGCTTGCCCACCTTTTCTTGATATAGCTTTACTTCTAGGGTCATCTTTTTTCAATTGGTATTGTAACATATCTTTAATAGCCATTATTATTTCCTCTTACTTAATTTTTTGATTATATTATTTATAAATGTTTATATACTATAATATATACTTTGTTTATTTTGTTGTTACTTTCTTTGTTTTAGGTATTTGTCTAATGTACGCTTCGAACAATTGTTTTAATAAACTCTTACTCTCGTTTCTATCGTTACAAAAAAACACGTGAATCTTGTATTTAACTATTAATGTTGCCAAAATCTTTATTATGACGTAACCTTTAGTTTTTAGTCGCCATGAATCAGGATAATCTTTATCTCTTACGTCTCTGAACGAACCATCAATTATTATTGCGAAATATTCTAAATGACTTGCTCGTTCTAACTCTTTTTTAAATCTTGCATGACCCATTGTTAATGTTTGACATACGTCCGCAACGCTTTTACGTTCTATAGCTATTTTATCTGACAAATCAATTCCCTCGTGTATTATACTATAATCTCCAGTTTTTAAGCCTTTTATTACAACATTCTTCTTAAAATAGGGTGTTTGCTCTCTTGAATCCACGATTATTGTGTAATCTTTATCACTCATTTTGTTTCCTCATTTATTTGTTTACATAACTTTTTGTATTGTGTTTGTGTTAAATCATTGTTATCTCTTAATAATATTAATGCTGTTTCTATTATATTTATTATTTTTGTTTTATCCATTATATACCTCCGAACCACTCTTTAATATTTCCTTGTGCTAATCTTTTATTACATATATCTACATATTTTTGTGATAATTCAAAACCAATAAAGTTTCTACCTAATTGCTTACAAGCAACAGCAGTTGTACCACTACCCATAAAAGGGTCACATACAATATTATTTTCATTAGAATATGTTTTAACTAAATATCTAAATAATTCTATTGGTTTCTGTGTTGGATGCATACCTTCAAAATTAGCATTTTTAAAATTAATAACACTTATTGGATTACGAAAGCCGTTATTTATTATAGGTACATTCTTTTTTTTATAGTGTGTTCCTGTGTAAATTTCTTTTTTCCGAATATCAGTATAAGGTTTTCCTTTTGTGTATTGTGGATTAAATATTGGTTGAGCTTGATAAAATACTAAAATATTTTCATGTGCTTTTTGTGGTCGTTTTCCAACAGCAAATGGGTCTTTTCC